AGCGCTTCATAATAGTCGCGCCCATGGGGAAATGCCTGACTCAAAGCCATCAGGCAGTTGACAAGAGTATTTTGCTTGATGCTCCCTACGGCGGAAATCCAGTTGATTTGATTCTCAACAGATGCCTTATCAAGCGCAGCCATGTATCTTCCATCATACTTCATAAAAGCATGTTTCAGAAATGATGTTTCTTCCAGGCTGGTGTGGGGTACAACACTATCACTCTTGTCTACTGCAGTGTATTTGATGTTGTATTTCGCGAAAAATTGTTTAAGGGTCGCGACGTTGAATTTATCGAGTAGATACAAACTAACCTTTGCTAGACCGTCATCGCCATATGTTACCAATGTCACTTCCGCATTGAATTCTGAGAGTGTTATTCCCATACCCAATGCGGCTATGCGCATGTACATGCAATGAATGAGGGAGTTAAGCTCCACTGTAATCGCACTACCACTTATAATACCTCCGCAAGTTCTATAAACTTTATCGTAAGCAAGATGTGGTGTACAAATCAGTGGTGCTAATACTGCCTCGATAGTCCTGACAAATTCTTCATTTGCACCATAACTTCGATACCATTCAACAATTATCCCAAGACAGGCCTTTGCAACGACTGCGTTAGCTCCAGGCCCGAAGTTCGAAAAATCTCCAGCGACAATTCTTCCTTCCATCATTCTTCCTAATCGATCAAACTGCATCTCATGTGGTCCTGAGACCGCAAGGCCAATTGCATTTTCTGTTTCCAAGTTATAAGCATGGTATGAAACTACAAATGGCAACACATATTTCCGTAGAATGATCTGGTATTCTACAGGTAGTGTCGAAATGATGCGTGTATGTCCAATTTTCTGGATCTTCGCCAAGGGCAATGTCTCATCTTTGAGACAATCTACAGCTAACACGAAGGGGATAATGCCTTTTGCAAATTTTTCCTCCATCGCGGTCACTCTTGAAGCGAGTTCCTTCGAAATTGTTTGATCAACTAAGTTGATGATGCTCTTCTTGCCACCACTCCCAAGTCTCCACCCGAATCCACACGAGGTCGTAATATCAATAGAATTGATAACTCCCGGTATGCCAAAAATCGCTTCAGACGTTGTTAATAGTCGCATTCCTCCTTTTGTGTCCCTGAGGATAGGGCGCGCGCGTAAGATGACGTTGGTGAGGTCGCGCGCTGCTGCCTCTACGTGTTTGGGTGGAAAATTGATGGTAGGTTTTCCATGTTTTGCTACTCCTTCATACAATGGTGACCACGTCGTTGCCTTCAATTGCGCTCTTCCAGTACGCACTTCTACCACTCCGTGTATGGCACTTTCTATGATTTTACTGTCACTTGCTTGTTGATGCACTTCACCTCTTGCCACATGACCCAAACATAAAACTGTCCCGTCTATAGCATCGAATGTTTCGTCAGCCGCACGCAAATCCATCTCTTCGTGTTCGAATTTGTCACGCGGTAAATATGATGTTAAAATCCTCTCACTAATCCCAACTTTAGCATCGCCTCCATAATGCATTCCGACAATTTTTCTACTTCCCATATCATACAAAATTGCCACGCAGTAACCTTTCTTAGACACGCGATAGATGTAATTATCACTGTATATTGTTGCTGAGGTCGCCGCTTCTCCAGAGACTGTCATAGGCTTCGTTCTTTCCGGTTTGTCCGCATAATCATACTCAAGTGTATATACCACATTACCCATGCCTCCCTCTTGAAGGAAAGTTGGTGTGATCAATACTCCTGAAAAACTATTGGTTGTGTTCTCGTCCTGAAACCATGAATGTTTCTTTGTTATTAAAGATTTTCGCTGTGGAACATTAACGGGCAAATCGATTGTGCCAAAATTTCCAGTACGCACGTTAGAATTATGCTTATAGTGTTCAAACTCCTTCCAATTCAACTCTTCCGGTCCTGACTCCACACTATACACTTCTCCCTTGTTTTGATTAATGACGTAGTGCACTTTGGTGGCATATGTGCTCATTATTTCCCATTCATGTCGTGTCATGATTGCTTTATGACCGCCATAGGCGAATGCTGATGTGGACCATCTCTCTTTCCCCCATTCAGGCTTCATATCACACAACATTGGAATAAAAGCATTATTGATTATTCTCAAATCATCTTGAGAAATGTCTCCAAGCCCACTACTTTGCTGTGTCTTCACTCCCTCCGTGGCTGTGTATTTGCTTTGCACATTCACAAATGTTGATCGCACTTTCGGATTATACGCTTGTTGGGTGAACAATGATAAAATGTTGTCCACTCCCTTCTTACCACTATTTATGACATGTCCTGTTGCTGTTTTAAGTTTTCCATCAGGCATAACTTTCATAATATACGAATCCTCAGTTGAGGTTTTGTACAAATAGAGCATCATACCCAAGACA